GCGCGGCGATGCCGCTCCCCGAGCTCCTTCGTGCGGCCCAGGCTCTCACCTCCGCCGTATGCCTCCGGCAGCAGACGGAGGCGGCAGAGCACATGCGCGAACTCGAGGCGCAGCAGAAAGCCGCCCAGGAGCCCAGGAAGGGCCTGTTTGCCAGTTAGGGGGCGAGGATATGGCGGCAAAGAAGAAGCACCTCACACAGCGCGAGAAGACCGAGAGAGCAGCGATGAAGAAGGAGCTCCAAGCGAGAGGAGTCCTCCCGCCCGACAAGCCCAGGCTCAACCGCAAGAAGTTCGCCCGGGAGACCTGGGCGGAGTGGGAGGAGTTCCTCAAGAGCGACCCGATCCGGGCGGAGGTCTCCCTTCTCCGGGCGGTGGAGTTCATAGCGGGCCCGGAGCTTCCGGCAGTCACGCCGGAACAGGTGGGCGTCTATAAGGCCCTCAAGCTGGCGGTGGAGTACAACAAATTCCTCCGCAAGCTGGAAGCCGAAGGGCGCAGCAAGTACACAATCGGGGAGCTGGCCGACGAGGTCGTCCTCCCCATCATCAAACTATAGGAGGTTATCACAACATGAACGAGAACATCAACACCAGACCGGCCCAGGAGCCGGAGATCAACGAGGTCGACGGGGAGCCCATCTTCCACGCCGACGAGGAGGAGGGCGACGACGATGAGTAACGTGAGGATCTGTCTGGATGCCGGGCACGTCGGCAGCCGATACAATCAGAGCCCGGTCGTGAAGACCTACTACGAGAGCGCGATGGTGTGGAAGCTGCACCTCAAGCTCAAGGCCCAGCTCGAGGCCCGGGGCTTTGAGGTCATGACGACCCGTGTGAACATCGACACAAACCTCGGCGTCTATGAACGCGGGACGGCCTCGAAGGGGTGCGACGTCTTCCTCTCCCTGCACTCCAACGCTTGCGGGACGGAGAGCGTCGACTATCCCGTCGTCTACCGGGCCTACGACAACAAGAACAACGTCGACGCCCTGGCTCTCAAGATCGCGAAGAAGGTCGGGGAGCTCATGGGGACGGCCCAGGCCGGACGCACGGCCACCCGGAAGAACAGCTCCGGGGGCGAATACTACGGCGTCCTCCGTGGGGCCCGTGCGGTGGGGACGCCCTACTACATGCTCATCGAGCACAGCTTCCACACGAACACGAAGGCGACGAAGTGGCTCTCGGAGGACGCCAACCTGGACAAGCTGGCCGTCGCCGAAGCCGACATCCTGGCGGAGTTCTTCGGGATGGAGAGCTCCACTACCACCGAGAAGACGGCAATCATGGGCAAGGCCCAGGCCACGGCCCAGCAGATGGCGCTATTTTGCCGGAGCAAGAACTCCACCCCGCAACTCACGAGCTGCTCTCTTGAACAGCTCGCGGAGATGTTCGTCGAGGAGGGTGAGGCCGAGGGCGTCCGGGGCGACGTGGCCTTCGCGCAGAGCCTCCACGAAACGGGCTATTTTAAGTTCGGCGGGATCGTCCTTCCGTCTCAAAATAACTATGCCGGGATCGGGGCGCTCAACGGCAACGCCACGGGACAGGCGGCGAGCTTCCCCGACCCGCGCACGGGCGTCCGGGCGCAGATCCAGCACCTCAAGGCATACGCATCCACCGAGGCCCTCGTGAACGCTTGCGTCGACCCCCGCTTCTCCCTGGTCGCCCGTGGCGTGGCCCCCTATGTGGAATGGCTGGGCGCGGCGGATAACCCGCAGGGGCGCGGCTGGGCGGTTCCCGGCGCGGGCTACGGGGCGAACATCGTGAAGCTGCTCGGCCAGATCATGGCCCAGGAAACCCCGCAGACGCCCGCAGAGCCCGAAAACGACGGCTACCCGGAGGGGACACCCGACTGGCAGAAGGAGGGGTTTGAGGCCCTGGTAGAGCGCGGCATCATCAACTCCCCGGACGTGTGGAAGGCGAAGTTCGACCAACCGATTAAGGTCGGGGAAATCCTGGCGATCATCGGCAGGATGTAACAGGAAGGGAGGGCGCAGGACATGGATAAACCCGCCGAGGGTTTGACGCTGGAAATGCTTCCCGAAGGGCTCTACCGCATGATCGCCGAGGCAATCGGGACGGATAACTTCTATAAGCTCGCCGAGGTCGTCGGGGGCACGACGGTTTACATCCCGAAGCCCGAGAGCGTCACCCGGCCCGTCCGCGACGCCCGCATCAAAGAGGAGTTCAACGGCTACAATCACCCGGAGCTCGCCCGGAAGTACGGCGTCACAGAGCGATGGGTTCGCCGTATTTGCGGCCCAGGGCAGACGGAGGGGCAGCTCGACATCTTCGACTATCTCAACGACCCGGGGCAGGAGGACGACGAGCCCCTCTCGTGAGCGGCAACTCTTAGAACTGCTTCGTATATAAGTTTCCGGGAACGGGATTTAAGATAAGAGTACAAGCTATAGCTTGTACTCTTATTTTTTGTCCAAAGGAGGCAGACACACATGAACATGGAACTCATCCAAAGCGCAGCGAGCGACGCTCTTGTCAACGTCGTTCTCGCGGTCATCGCCCTGGCCGGGGCCTACGCGGTGTACTACATCCGCCTGGGCGCGGCCAAGCTCAAGGAGCAGACGGCGCAGATCAAGGACGAGGCGGGCCGGAAGGTGCTCGAGGACGCCCTTGACGATGTCGTCAACCTTGCGACGGTCTCGGTGGGGGCGATGGAGCAGACCACGGCGAAGGCGCTCCGAGACGCGGTCAAGAGCGGCAAGGCAAGCCGGGAGGAGCTGCTCGCCCTGGGGAAACAGGTCTTCGACGAGGTAAAGGCGGCGATCAGCCCCCAGGCGCAGAAGGTCATCACCGACAACCTGGGCAGCTTCGACAAGTACCTCACCGCCGTCATCGAGGACGCCGTCCTCAAGGTCAAGCAGGAAGACCCCTATCTCACACTCTCCGGGGAACTGATTAAGGACGCCGCGCCGGAAGACAAGGCCGGAGCCGCCGCGCAGTAAGGAGGGGCCGACATGGACGGAGCGACAATCGCGATGTTCGTCTTCCAGACGGTCATCACGGCGATCATCGGGGTCGCCGCGTGGGGAGTGAAGAACGCGATCGGCGAGATGAAGGCGGCGGTCTCGGAGCTCAAGGCAGCGGACAAGAAGAACGCCGAGGAGATCGCCGCCGTGCGCGGAGAGCTGGGCGACCTCAAGGCCGACCTCCCCCTCATCTACACGACCCGGGAAGACTTCATCCGGGTCTCGAACAACATCGACCAGAAGCTCGACAAGCTCCTATACAGGGTCGCAGCAAAGGAGGGATAAAAGCGTATGGCATACTTTGACGACATGACGGAGCAGGAGATCCGGCAGAACAAGGCGATCCGGGGCTACATCGTCCGGGCCCTGGCGAAAGGCAATCAGAACTCGCTGCTTGTGCGGCAGATCACGAACGCCCTCCTCGCCGACAACCTCATCACCGTCCCGGACATCTCGAAGCAGCTCTCCTATTTGGAGGACGGCGGCTACATCGAGTTCACGGACAAGCGGGCCACGGCCTACAACGCCTACCGCCGCGACGCCGTCATCCAGCTCACGAAGGCGGGCGTCGACCTTGTGGAAGGCACGAGGGACGACCCGGGCGTCGATGTCTAAGAAAGAGCGCCGGAGGACGCGGATCAGCTCGACGATCGACAAGCTCCCGGACGACATCAAGACGGAGCTCGACGTCCGGCTCGCGGACACGGCCAACACCTACGAGGAGCTCTCCGCGTGGCTCAAGACGGAGGGCTATGAAATCAGCAAGAGCGCGATCGGGCGCTACGCGATCCGCAGCACCCAGGCGGCGCAGCGGGTCGCCGAGACCCTACAGCGCACCCAGGCGATCGCCCAGGCGGTAGAGGCGCACCCCGACCTCGACTACACGAAGGCGGCGTCGATGGTTCTCATGGACGGCCTCATGCAGCGCGTGAGCACGGCGGAGGGCGACTTCCAGGAGATGCCGCTTGACAAGGCGGGGCGGCTCATCGCAAGCCTCGCCCGGAACGCCACCTATGAGAAGCGCGTCCGGCAGGACATGAAGAAGAAGGCCGAGCTTGCCTTCGACCAGCTTGAGGCGGAGCTCATGGCGGCGATCAAGCAGCACCCGGAACTCGCCGGGGAGCTGCACGACGTCCTCTCAAGGGCGAGGGAGAAGGTGCTCGACGATGGCGAAGATTGACCTCAAGGACTACCTGGAACGGCTCGAGGAGCCGGAAGACCGGGAAGCGGTCGCGAGCCGGGAGTACCAGCGGGAACTATTTGAGCAGTATGTCCAGAAGGGGACAAACTTCCCCGAGCTCCGGGCGCAGCTCCTCGAGGAGTACCGGGCCGGGGCAGAGCTCACGGGCCCCCAGGGGCTACGCCGGAAGCTCGGGGCGGTTGACCTGGGCTACTTCGGGCGGGCCTACCTCCCCCACTACTTTGTGAGGCCGTCGCCCCCGTTTCACGAGGAGCTCGACCGCATCTTCCGCGAGGGCGTTATGAAGGGGCTGAACCCCACCACCGACGCGAAGGAAATCAGCCGGGCGGACGGATGCCGGAGGGCGGTCGAGGCCCCGCGTGGACACGCCAAGAGCACGAACTTCACCTTCAAGGACTCCATTCACTCGGCGGTGTACGCCTACAAGCACTACGAGATCATCCTCTCGGACAGCTCGGAACAGGCCGAGGGCTTCCTCTCCGACATCAAAACGGAGCTCGAGGAGAACGCGGCGCTCCGGGAGGACTTCGGGGAGCTTGTGGGCCGCGTCTGGAAGGCGTCGGTCATCCTCCTCTCGAACGGGGTCAAGATCGAGGCGCTGGGCGCGGGCAAGAAGATCCGCGGACGGCGGCACAAACAATGGAGGCCCGACCTCATCTTGTGCGACGACCTCGAGAACGACGAGAACGTCAACACAGCCGAGCAAAGAAAGAAGCTCCGGGACTGGTTCTATAAGGCCGTGAGCAAGGCGGGCGACACCTACACGGACATCGTCTACATCGGGACGCTGCTCCACTACGACGCCCTCCTCGCCAACGTCGCCAAGAACCCCGAGTATGAGGCCGTCCGCTACAAGGGCGTCATCTCCTTCGCGGCAAACACGGCCTTGTGGGACGCCTGGGAGCGCATCTTCACCGACCTTGAGAACCCCAGGCACAAGGAGGACGCCGAGGACTTCTTCAAGGCGAACGAGGCCGCGATGCTGGAAGGAACCGCCGTCTTGTGGGAGGAGAAGCTCCCCTACTACGCCCTCATGGTTATGAGGGTATCGGAGGGCGAGGCGTCCTTCAGCAGCGAGATCCAGAACGAGCCCATCGACCCGGAGAACTGCGCGTTTGCCGAGGAGTGGATCGACTACTACGACGACGGGCAGCTTCCCCCGGACTTCTCCGAGGCGCGGTTCCTGTTCGTCGCGGCGAACGACCCCTCCCTCGGCAAGAACCGCAAGAGCGACACCTCGGCGATCATCGCCGTGGCGAAGGACACCTCGACGGGCTACATGTACGTCGTGATCGCCGACATCGCCAAGCGCAAGCCGGACAAAATCATCGAGGACGCGATCGAGGCGTCCCGCCGTTTGAAGCGGGAGTACAAGAAGCCCCTCTACAAGTTCGGCGTCGAGACGGTTCAGTTTCAATACTACTTCGCCGAGATCATGCGGCAGAAGTCCGCCGAGATCGGCGAGTACCTCCCCATCGAGGAGATCAACAGCGTCCAGAACAAGGACGCCCGCATCCAGTCCTTGCAGCCCTTCGTGAAGAACGGCTACCTCAAGTTCTCCAAGCGGCACAAGGCCCTCCTCGACCAGATGCTCAAGTACCCCATGGGGAAGAACGACGACGGGCCGGACGCGCTGCAAATGGCCGTCTCCCTGGCCCTCTCGGTCAAGGTGGGGCAACACACGGACTATAAATCAGTTTTAGGCCGCGCTATCAAGTTCCGGCGCGGGGCCTACTAAAAGGAGGTGGGGCCGTTTGGCTGACAGCGGCAAGAGAAAGTGGTTCCCCTGGCGGCGGCGCTCCCAGGCTTTGCAGACACCCCGGCCAGAGTCGCGGGAGGTCGCAGCCGCCCAGGTAACGGATAAGTACAGCGAGTACCCCTCGGACGGGCTCACCCCCGTCCGGCTGGCGGAGATCTTCAAGGAGGCGGACGCCGGGGACGTGCTCCGACAAGCCGAGCTCTTTGA